TTTATTGGCAGCAACCTAAAAGAAAAATTTGAAAGTGATGGTCATACGATTATTGAATGGGATCGTAAAAACGAAAGTAGAAACATTCATAACTTTGAACTAGAAGGCGCCGAGTTTGTTATTCATCTCGCAGCTGATGCAGATGTACGTCGTTCTATCAAAGAACCAGATGCATATTGGCATAATAACGTAACACCAACAACTCGTATTCAGCGTATTTGTCATGAAGCAAACGTACCTCTTCTCTATGCATCATCTTCTTGTATTCATGCATGGCATCAATCACCTTATGGTATTAGTAAGAAAGTTAATGAAGAGACAGCATTTCCTGGTCAGGTAGGATTAAGATTTACTACAGTTTATGGACGAGATGGCGCAAAGCGTAGCATGTTTATGGATAAAATTAAAGATGGTAGTCTTAAATATGCCACAAGGCATATTCGCGATTTTATTCATATCGATGATGTGATTCAAGCTATTGATCGTATCATGTTAAAGATTACAGATCCTGGTTTGATTGATGCACCACTTCGACCTGCATACGATATTGGCACAGGTACAGGTTATATGGTATATGAACTTGCAATTATAAAAATTCCGGGTATTGACATTCGATTTGGAGATGATTGTGAGGCACAAGATAATACAGCTGATATTACACACATTCAAGAACTTGGATTTAAATCAACTATTGACGTAAAAGACTATTTACAATCTCAGTAGAATGTGGTATAATATAGCTATTACAAGGAGAAATATATGAGTATTATGGATAAATTGAAGAAGAATAGTAAAGTCAAGGAAACTTCTATTCTTTCTGAATCTAAATTTTTTAATCAAAAAGATTTTGTAACAACACATGTTCCAATGATGAATGTTGCATTGTCTGGTGATATTGATGGTGGATTAATCCCGGGTCTTACTGTACTCGCTGGTCCATCCAAACATTTTAAGACATCGTTTGGTCTTATTATGGCAAGTGCGTATCTTAAGAAATATCCTGACTCAGTATTACTATTCTATGATTCAGAGTTTGGTTCGCCACAGGCTTACTTCGAACAATTCGATATTGATACAAGTCGTGTATTGCATACACCTATTACTAATGTCGAAGAATTAAAGTTTGATTTGATTGGCCAACTCGAAAATCTAGATCGTAGTGACAAGGTTGTTGTTATGATTGATTCGGTTGGTAACCTAGCATCAAAGAAAGAAATGGAAGATGCTATTAACGAAAAGTCTGTTGCCGATATGTCACGTGCAAAAGCACTTAAAGGTTTGTTCCGTATGTCAACACCATACTTGAACATGAAAGATATACCTTTGATTGCAGTCAATCATACGTATATGGAAATTGGTTTATTTCCAAAAGCAGTTGTGTCAGGTGGCACAGGTATATACTACTCAGCTGATAACATCTGGATTCTTGGTCGTCAACAAGACAAACAAGGAACTGAGATAAAAGGTTATCACTTTGTTATTAATGTGGAGAAGTCAAGGTATGTCAAAGAAAAGTCTAAAATACCTATTAGCGTGTCTTGGGATGGCGGGGTTCAGTCTCATAGCGGCTTACTCGACGTCGCTCTTACTGGCAATTACGTTGCTAAGCCTAGTAACGGTTGGTACTGTCGTGTTGATCGAGATACTGGAGAACTCATGGACCCCAAGGTCAGAGAAAAAGACACATTGGATCCCGGATTCTGGCAACCAATCTTCGCCGAAACCGATTTCAAGAGTTACGTTAAATCCAAATTCAGCATCGGTGGATCAGCTGCTGGAGAGGAAGAACCACAAGATGCAGCATAAGGAAAATGTAACTTATCAATTAGTTCCTGGTTCTGAAGGTGACCAGCATTGGTTAGTACGTTTTATGGAAGGACCATATACTGAAACAGTTATTCAGTATGGTGCCATCTCAATTAATGAAACTGGTGCCGGTGTTATGAACTTCAACTTCTTTGTTGAATCATCGCCGGACACTGAACTTACTTCTGAAGATGTAGGTTTACAAGAATGGGCCGGTGATGTTTTACAAGAGATTCTTCGACAAGGTGTTGAAGAAGGTAGTGTAGATATAAGTGATAAAGAAGAATGAAAATATTAATATTTGGATTATCGGGTAGTGGCAAAACAACACTGGCTAAACCATTTGCAGAATTAATTAATGGCGTGCTCATTAACGCAGATGACATACGCAGAAAGCACGATGATTGGGACTTTAGTATAAAAGGTAGACACCGACAAAGTTTACGAATGGGGCATATTGCCGATGGTGTTGTGATGGCTGGTAAAATAGCTGTAGCCGATTTTATTTGTCCAACCGCAGTTACTCGAGATTGGTTTAACGCAGACTATAGTATTTGGATGGACACAATAAAAGAAAGTAAATACGAAGACACAGATGTTATATTTCAAAAACCCGATCTTAGACAGGTTAACTACCATGTCAATACGTGGTTTGATGATACACATACACAGTTAGTCGATATTATAAAAACTTATATGGAACGCAATAATGCAAGCAAATCTTGAACAGACTATACTTAGAAATTTATTGACTGATGAAAAGTATATGCGCAAAGTATTACCTTTTATCAAGCCGGATTATTTCCAAGGAGTCTATCGTATATTATTTAAGGAAGCCGGTAAGTTTGTTGGTAAGTATAATAAACTTCCAAGTTCTGAAACATTTAAGATTGAGTTAGATCAATCTGACATGCTTGGTGGAGAACAATATAGTGTAGCGGTAGACATACTGCCACAATTGTTTTCAAAAGAAAAGATTGACGATACATGGTTGATTGATACTACAGAAAAGTGGTGTCAAGATCGTGCGATCTATAATGCTGTTATGGAATCAATCTCTATCATCGATGGTAAACATGAATCATTAACTAAAGGTGCTCTGCCGGATCTATTATCAAAGGCGCTTGGTGTGGCATTCGATACAAACGTAGGTCATGATTATATTGAGAATGCAGATGATCGTTTCGAGTTCTACCATAAAGAAGAAAATCGTATTCCATTCGATCTAGAATATTTCAATAAGATTACTAAAGGTGGTGTTCCAAACAAGAGTTTGAATATTTGCCTCGCGGGTACGGGTGTAGGTAAGTCACTGTACATGTGTCACCTTGCTTCAGCCAACCTTGCTGCTGGTTCTAATGTCTTGTATATCACAATGGAAATGGCAGAAGAAAGAATAGCAGAACGTATTGATGCTAACTTATTGAACGTACCTATTGACCAACTCGAAAATCTATCAAAAGATATGTTCTCAACTAAAGTTGCTGATCTACAACGCAAGACAAACGGTAAACTTATTGTAAAGGAATATCCTACTGGCTCTGCACATGCCGGTCACTTCCGAGGTTTACTCAATGAATTGAAACTTAAAAAGCAGTTCATTCCCGACATAATATATATTGATTACTTAAACATTTGCGCTTCATCTCGAATGAAAGCAATGGGAGGATCAATTAATTCCTACACGTATATTAAAGCAATTGCAGAGGAGCTTCGAGGATTGGCAGTCGAGTTCAACCTACCGATATTCTCAGCGACGCAAACGACTAGGTCAGGTTTTAGCAATTCGGATGTTGGTCTGGAAGATACATCTGAGTCTTTCGGTTTACCGGCTACGGCGGATCTCATGTTCGCTCTTATCTCTACCGAAGAGCTTGAAAACCTGGGTCAGCTTATGGTTAAACAATTGAAAAATAGATACAACGATCCCACACACTATAAACGGTTTGTTCTTGGGGTTGATAGAGCCAAGATGAGACTCTATGATGTTGATGAATCAGAACAAACACTAACACCAGATCAAGATACTCCAGTCTTTGATAGGTCTATCAGTGGAGAAAAAATAAGATCTGAAAAGTTCGAGGATTTTAAGTTATGATATACAAAGGGCCAGGAGTAAGCACTTATTGGGGAAGTGACGAGTATGTAGATAGGCGAGCAGAAGTAATGCATGATGAAGAAGACGGTTACTATGTTGATATGTATTATAAAGATGAGCTCATAGAAACAAGACCACTATATGAACACAGTGAAAGATATGCTGAAGACTGTGCAGAAAATTACGTGATGGGAATTATAAAGTAATGCAAGTATTATGGCATCTAATGTTAACTGTTTGTATGGATGGAACATGTGCTAAGCAGGAAGTACAAAGATTTGATCCGCCAAATGCTAAAGTAAAATGTGAAGTAATGTTGCCAATATATAAAGAAGTTCCTCTAGATAGTGAAGGTGGAACAGTTGAATATATGAAGGTTGGAGCAAAGCCTGGTAGTGCATCTGGAACAGGTGCTGATGGTGAAGCATATTATACATATCCAGTTACAAAGCCTGATGGCAATCCTAGAAATG